TCACAAAGTATCCTACTATTGGATAGATGAATCGTAATGTAACTCAACACCATATGAATCATGGATTTCTCCAACACCATATACTGAAGTTGCTACAATCTCGTCTGCTCTAAGAGAAGCATCTCTTTGAGTTTCGATTTTCACATCTTGCATCATAGCGATTGCTAGTGCATCTCTGTGGAACGCACCACCTTTGTAATCACCAGCATTACCAGTATTAGCAATATTTGAAGTTTCAAATATTCTTAAACCAGCAAGTGTACCTACAAAACCACTTCTTAATGCTTCGTTTGAAGTTTCAGTATCTAAACCAGCAAAAGTATTAGTTAAGCCCTTTTTTAGATCGAAAGCGATTTTAGGGTGTAGTACAACTGCACACTCGTTTGCAGATAAAGCAGATGCTCTTAAAGTTGAAAGAGCATTGAATATATCTGCTGGTGCGATTGCCGCTGAACCATCTCCAGCCGCAACACTAAAGCCATCGAACAATGCAGTTAAATCTGCGTCTTGTTTTCTTGCAAGTGCTTCGCCAAATAATTTACCAATATCTGCCGCAACATTTCTTGGTGCAGAGTTTCTTGCTAAATCAGTTAGAGTAGTCATAACACCAACCTCTGATGCAGTAATAGATACTGAACTAGGGTTGATTGCTGTGTTTGAAAGATCAGTTGCGTCTGCTACTGCGGCCGCACTTACTTGTGCATAGACAGGAACTTCTACAACTTTTCCACCACCAGAGATAGAATAGTTTTTAACTAGGTTTCTCATAATGGATTTTTCTGAAGCTACAAATTGTGCTTCTGCAACAATTTCAGTGTATAGTTCTGATATCGTTGTTGACGTTGTTTCATTAGCCATTTTATTATCCTATTAAGTTTATTTGTTTAATTTAATCTCAACAGCCCCTGAATCTCTTTTTGCTCTATATTCTGCATAGGCTTTCTTATCTTCAGGTTTTGTTAAGTCCAAGTCCTGTAATGAAAAGGGTTTTACAGTATTACCACCGATACTACTCTGACTTCCTGAACCAGACTTAGACCCTTGACGGAAATGTGGGTTAGCATCTAAAAACTCTTTAACTCGATCTTCAATAGTTAATAGTTCTCCTTTTGCGTTATATCGTACATTAGAATTATTATCAACTATTTCTATTCTACCATCATCATTATATTTGATCTCACTTTTAAATAAAGATACAACTTGTTGTGCATTAATAGATTGTTCTTTGTTAGCAATAGATAAAATAGAATTATCAACCTTTTCTTTTCTAATTTGATCTTTGTATCTGTTAAGTTCTTGTTCTTTTTCAGATAACCTATCTTGCATAATCTTTTCGATTTCTGCTTTTGATTTAGCTTCTTTTAATTGTTGTTCTTTTAAAAGTTCTTCTTTTTTCTTTGCTTCTTCATCTAGCATTTTTTGGGCTTTTGTTTTTTCAGCCTCTAATCTAGTTTTGATTATATTATCTAATTGATCTTGTGTGAAAGTTTGCTCTTTCGGTGCTTCTGTTTTTACTTCTTCTTGTTTTTCTACTTGTTCATTTTTCGGTTGAACAACCTCTGTTTCTTGCGACATAAGTCTCCTATTTATATTATTAGTTCTCCAGCTTCGTCATACCAATCAGGATTGACATAACTCCATTGGTGTCTGCAGTTATAACCCCCACGAACTATTAAAGGGTTACCACTTTTTTTACCTTTCCACCTTGTACTAGACCAAAGTTTATTTACTTCGTCAATAGTAAAAAGGCCATTTTTACGCTTGTTATATACTCCACTAATCACATTTCTGCAAATTCTTCTAGTAGTTGGTATAATATCCCCATAATATTTAACAAATGTTAGACCAGCGTCTTGTGATTTATTAAAATTAAGAGTAGCGTCAAAATCTCTTAAAGAATCATTTAGTATTTGTCCAGCGTATCTTTTCATGTTTTCTCCAGCACGATCTCTAGCAAATTTAGATTGTAATGTTTGAATAGATTTATCAACTTGTGCTTTTTTAGATTTATTAAATTTATTTCTATTAATGTAAGATACAAGTTTTTGTGCTTCTACATCGTCTGCACTTGCATAAATACCATTAATAGTTTGTCTTAATTCTTTTTCTAAAACAGTAAAATTAGAGCCTACTAAAGTATTTGTATAAACCTTTTCTGCTAATTTTCTTGTGAATGTATTAGATACGTCTTTAAACTGTGTAAAGAATTGTTGTTTAAGATTTTGTATTAATGCTAAATCTCCTTTTGTAATTTCTTGGAACGCTAAAGGAATATTGCCAATTCTTTTGAATGCTTTTTCAATTCTCTTTGCTTGTTTATTAAAGCCTGTTCTAACAACTGTATCTGACCATGCTAAATATTCTCTTTCAAGGATTGCTTTTATTTGAGGCCTGATAGCGATAGCTGATTGTAGTTCAACTAACTTTCCATCAGTTAAAGGTAGAGTACTAACAAGTGAAATAACTTCTCTTTCAATTTTATCTAAAGTTTTAACTAGAGTTTTATAATATTCTGCTTCAGCAAGTTCTATTTGCTTTATTCTGTAAAGTGTAGCGTCTTTGACTATATCGGACATTCATTAAATTTCTTCTTGTTCTACTTCTTCGTCTTGTTGTTGTACTTCGTCTTGTGTAAATTCTCCTACTTCAGATTTTACATCTATCTCATCAAAGATAATATTTAACTTTTGGTCATCATCAACAACTGCTCTAGCAATCTCTTTATCTATTTCTTTTGATAATGTTGGAGATTGAACGCCTACTGCTTTTGCTTGTTGATAGAATAATAAATCAGTTGCATAATCTCTAATATTAAATGAATCAGGATAATTAATTTCTCCATCGAATTCTACATTTTGGAACATAGCATATAGTTTAAATAATTGTTCTTCTGCTAATTGTAAGTTATCAGCTTTTTCAGATAGTCTTGCATTAAGTAATTCAAATTCAGTTTGTAATGCAACCCCTGACGCAACTTGTGTTTTAGTAGTTCTTACTGCCCCTGTGTGTGCTATTCTGTTTATAGATTCTACTTTGTTATTAATTGAATCCATAATAGAAGTTAAACTTGAACCTGATGGCTGTAACAAATAAGGTTTTAAGTTAGGTTCCATTTCGTCAGGCATTTCAATTACTGCACCAGCACCAGCACTTGCATTTACGCTTGGTGTTTTAACTAATGATGGGTGGTTAGTTAATCTAATTAATTGTTCCATTTCAGAATATTCGTTGTAAATAGATTTTTGTAAGTCTGCAATATCTGTTAAGTCTGATTGACCAATTCCTCTTTTGTGAGATTTAGAATTGTATAAAATAACTGCTGGTATTTTGCCAATCATATTTGGTACAGTATCTATAAGTCGAGGCTCTTCTCTTTTAGGCATATATACAGTATCAATTTTATCAGGATACCACATTCTTAAATATTGCCCACCATCTCTATCAACTTCTTCTCTTATTTTAAGATAATTTAATTCATACTTACCATTTGGTTGTCTTTCAAAATTCCAATCTAAAACATTTTCAGGTGTAACGATTGAAAGATAAGGCCTGATGTCTTGTGCTAGTTCGTCTGCTTTTGTTTCTGTTTGAATATTTGGTTTATCTAAAACCATAAAACAATGGCCATAAATAGAAGCATAGTTTTGTGCGTGTTTTATTACAGAGTTTAAATTGTTACCATCTAAGTCTGCGTCTTTTAAGAATGATTCTAAACTAGCTTCATCTTCCATACTAGCAAAATCTCTACTTGGTCTTACTCTAAATAAAAATGATGAATATATTTGAATAATATTTCTACAATGATTATCGCAAGGTGTGTTTGCAAGTCTTTGATTAAACTCATTATCTAATTCAAGATTATATCTCGATAGATATTGTCCTACCATATAATCGTAACCACCATTATAAGACCTAATATAATATTCCCAATTATTTATTGTTTCTTGATAATCTTTATGAGTTTCTATTGCTTGATCTCTAGTGTATGCCATACTATTTCATAGTCCATCTTGTTGGTCGAGAAAACTGTGCCTGTGTAGTAAGTGGTTTTAAAAAATCTACCATATAACCTATTGCGTCATTCATATGATCAAAGCCATCTTCCTTATCAGGAATATTAGTATTCTCCTTGTATATTTGTCTTTGTAATCCTTTTACAATAGTTTTGCAAGTTTTGGAAACAAAAATATGCCTATTACCATTAGAATCTTTTAGTTTGCTATTTACAGCATTAATTCTATCTCTAACTGCTGGGTGTTTCAATTTACATTTAACTTTGAAACCAGCATTTTGCAAGATACTTAAATCTGTCTTTCCACCAGCAGATGTCTTACGTTGTCTTGAAGCTGGGTCAGGATAAATGAATATAGGTATTTTATTTCCATATCTATTTCTAATTTCTTCTACCATTTCATCTGTATTTGAAGAATAGATTATTACTTCATCAAGAAAAAATATTTTATCTTTTTCTATTTGGCCTACACAAGCACTCATTGGATCTACGTTAAAGTCCATGCCAATATGTAATGGTTTAGTCCAATCTATTTGTTTATCTACTACACTTTCAACAGGGTGGAAATTATAATAAACACTACCAGCATAGTTCTCAAATGTTCCCTCAAATTCTTGTCTAAAAGTTCTTATGTCAATATCTTGTTTAGCTTGTTCTATTTCATCTTTAGAAACCATACCACCTTGTAAGGTTGTGTATTGAAAGCTATCCCATTCTTTGTCTTGATCTTGGCCTTTTAGATACATACGATAAGACCAATTACCATAACCCTTTGGCGACCCACACATTAATACATCGCCCTCTGTATCAGATATAGACGCTCTCAAAACTTCTGTCCATGCTTTTTCATCAATGTCAGCAAACTCATCAAGTATTAAAAAGTCTAATCCAACACCTCTTAAACTATCGTAAGCATCGCAACCTTTTAATGATATTTTACTGCCTGTTTTTTTTATTGTGATTGTCATATTAGATTCATTAATATCTTCTATCCAATTAAACTCTGATAACATTTCTTTTAATTTAGACCAAACAATCTCTTTGGCCATTTTGAATGTAGGTGCAACATACCAAATCTTTTTGTTAACTTGTGTTGCATACTTCATCATTTCAGTAATACATAAATAAGTTTTGCCAAATCTACGACCACTTACAAGAACTCTAAATCTAGCTTTGCTTGATGATACTTTATGTTGGTGTTTTGTTAACGATATTTTCATTACAGAAATAAGTAATATATAATTTATCCTTATTTACTTTTTCTTCCATTTTGTTTGCATAAGCAATAGTTAATTGACTACCACCTATAAC